AGAAGCCATGAACGCTTATATAGACCTACGTAGGGGACAAGGTAGACGACCCTTCATTGATGGTCCTCACTTTCAATTAAATGCCTAGAAATTATAAAAGAGAGTACGCACTTAGCGGTGCAAAGCCCAATGAGAAGAAAAATAGGGCTTCTCGTAACAAAATTAGGCGAAAACTAACCAGAAACGGCACAGTTCGCAAGGGTGACGGCAAAGATATTGACCATATCGACAAAAATCCACGAAATAACAGTCGAGGAAACATAAGAGTCGTAGCAAAAAAGGTAAATCGGGCAAGAAAATGACAAAAAAGAAGAAAAAAGTAAACGCAGTACCGATTATGAGTTTAACAGTAGTAGCAGTACAGAAGAAAAAACCAAATGGGAAAAAGAAGCGAGTTCCAAAGAAGGGATAGGGACTTCTATCCGACACCAGAGGAAGCTTTGTTGCCCCTACTGGACCATATAGAGAACTACTTTACGTTCATAGAGCCGTGTGCAGGGGATGGACAACTAACAACTCTCCTGATGAAGTATAAAGATTGTCATTGTTGGCTACAAAGTGACATAGAACCGCAAGATAGTAGCATAGAAAAGAGAAATGTACTTGACATTTTTGCAAAACCAGAGTATTATATTACTAACCCACCTTGGGAGCGAAAACTACTACATCAGATCATAGAACATCTAAGTGATCTAGCCCCAACGTGGTTACTGTTTGACGCTGACTGGATACACACCAAACAAAGTCAACCATATCAAAGTCGATTAAAAAAGATTGTGAGTGTTGGCAGAGTAAAATGGATACCCGACAGTAAGATGACAGGCAAAGACAACTGCAGTTGGTACTTATTCGACAAGAACAATACGCAGGAAACAGTAATAGTTGGTAATAAAAGAGGGTTAAGTGGCATTTTTACAGAGCAACATCCCATACTTCAAGGCATGGGTCAGACGAGAGTATACGTGTAATTTTGAACAGTATCATGGTGATTTTTTACACGCAATGGTAATAGCCGTGACGAGTTTACCGAATAGGTCACTCAGTTTTCAAGTCATATTCACAGGATGTGAGTCAGACGATACAGAAGAAGAAAACGTACACGGTGGAGCAATGTGGGCTAGGATGCCCATCACAGCATTGGTTGGTGACACACCTTACGAGCAATGGCCGCAAGAGTTACCACCATACGTAGCACAACCTTGGGATTGTATGTCCCACGAACATTCAGTCTACGTTTTGAACAGAGCTACTCCTGCTCCTTGGATAGCCAAGATAGATGGAGAGTTCTACCCTGCTAAATATTATTTCACTGTAGACTATACAGACAGTGAGATAGCTGACGACCCTGCTCAACACAAACAAAGTCATGTGCTTGAGTTGATGGAGGCAGGAGAGTATACAGGTAACATTGTTGCGTTACCGAACAATCGAGTACGAGTAACACACCCTGCATGGTTTGAGACAGGGGAAGGAGCGCCAGACTTTAAGCCTAGCCAAAGGACGTTCCATTCAAAACAAGAGACTGAGTACGTTTGGGATACTCAACGAGTCTTTAACAATCTATATTCAAAGGAGAAGTAACTATGGCAGTACATGCTAAAGGTAAAATGAAGAAAAAAGGTATGGCACGAGGTGGCATGAAAATGAAGAAAAAAGGTATGGCACGAGGTGGAGCTAAGATGCCTATGGCTAAAGATCCTAAGACAGGTAAAATGGTTCCTGCTTTCGCTATGGACGGCAAAGGTAAAATGGCGAAGGGTGGTATGACCAAGAAGAAGAAGGGCTACGCAAAGGGTGGCGCTGCTATGAAGAAGAAGGGCATGGCTCGTGGTGGCATGAAAAAAGGCTACGCAGCAGGAGGTATGACTGTTCCTCAACTCAGAGCTGCAGCGAAAGCCAAAGGCTATAAAATAATGAAGGGTTAGTCTTATGGCTAAGTCTACAGTAAACAAGGCAGGTAACTACACTAAGCCTACAATGCGAAAGGCTTTGTTTAGTCGTATCAAGTCAGGATCAAAAGGTGGTAAGCCCGGACAGTGGAGTGCTAGAAAGGCGCAGATGTTAGCCAAACAGTACAAAGCCAAGGGTGGCGGTTATCGCTAAAGATCCTAAACTTGGTACAGGCAAGAAGCCTAAAGGCTCAGGTAGAAGACTCTACACTGATGAAAACCCAAAAGATACAGTAAGTATTAAGTACGCTACGGTAAATGATGCAAAAGAAACTATTAAAAAAGTTAAAAGAATTAACAAACCCTATGCGAGGAAGATCCAAATACTCACCGTTCTTGAGCAACGAGCTGCTGTTCAAGGAAAAGCTGAACAGTCTAGGCTTGCCAAGAAAGCTAAAGAAACATTAAGGAAACAACGTGGCACTAGCAAAAAGTCAACGAAGTCTTAAATCTTGGAGCAAACAAAAGTGGAGAACAAAAAGTGGTAAGCCCAGTAGCAAAACTGGAGAACGCTATCTTCCTGAAGCTGCAATCAAGGCTTTATCACCCCAAGAGTACGCAGCGACAACTAGAGCTAAAAGAAAAGGCACAAAGCAGGGGAAACAATTCGTCAAACAACCAAAGGGTATCGCAAAGAAAACACGAGCGTATAGGAAAGTAAAGTAAATGGTAAAAGCATGGTTTATAGTAGTAGTAATGTCTGGTGTATATACAGACGGAACAAAAGACATATTTATATTTAACAATCCATTAGATCACGGACACTTTCACAATGTGGCTACGTGTCAAAAGTTTATAGGAGATCATCCTTTTAAACTTGTTAAAGCATTAATCAGAGAGTATGGTAATAGACCACCTGAGCAGATCATGTGCGTACCTGAAGAAACAGTAAAATTGTTCATGCAGGAAGGTGGCAAACGAGGAGAAAAAACCTAGTGTTATACGAGCCTACGTGTGAAGTTTGTGGGCATCACATAGAAGATGATAGATGTGAGTATTGTCGTAATACAGGTGATAATGGTGACTGGATAAATAAAGTAATAGAGCAAGCTAAAGATCCTAGACACGACCAATCAGCCTTTAAAGATAAGAAGAAAAAGAATGACAAAAAATCTGACTGAAAAACAACAAAAGTTTATGGCTGTCTTATTTGAGGAAGCCAACGGTGACGTTGTGTCTGCTAAGAAACTAGCAGGATATTCAGACACGACTACAACACATGATGTCATCAAATGTCTTAGAGATGAAATAGCAGAAGCTACAAGAGACTATATGTCACGTATTGCACCAAAGGCTGCAGTAGCTATGGGTAATGCGCTTGTTGATCCTACTGAGTTAGGTATCAGAGACAAGATGGTAGCAGCAAAAGATCTATTAGATAGAGCAGGATACATTAAAACAGAAAAGGTCAATGTAGAATCCTCAGGAGGTTTGTTTGTCCTTCCTGCCAAAGAAGGAAAGAATGAGTGAGGACAGAGAGAGCCTAGGGTATTGGGCATTACCATTACCTGACGTTGAGGGCAAGCAGTGGAAGAGGATACCTAAGATAGCACGACTTGTACCTTTCGGCTATGAGGTAGATCCAGAGGATGAAAACTTTCTTCTGCCTGTAGAACAAGAACTAGATGCGCTAGAGTTAGCAAAGAAACATCTAAGACAGTACAGTTACAGACAAGTAGCCAACTGGTTGACACAGCAAACAGGACGTTACATATCTTACAGAGGACTAAAGAAGAGAATAGATATTGAAAAGAACCGCAGAAAAGTTGCTAGTGTTAAAAGGGAACTCGCCAGAAGGCTTGAAAAGACGCTCAAAGAAGTCTCAAAGCTTGAAGAAAGTACAGGAACATATACCACCGAAAGTAGAACAGCCTAGTATAAACTACGATCTAGGTGGTACAGAAGAGGTTCAACAAGATGTGTTGTTTAAACCAAACGCAGGGCCTCAAACAGATTTCTTAGCATCCTCAGAACGAGAGGTGTTATATGGTGGAGCAGCAGGAGGTGGTAAATCATTCGCCATGTTAGCTGACCCACTCAGAGGACTAAACAATCCTAACTTTAGTGGACTGTTAGTTCGACACACGACTGAAGAGCTAAGGGAACTGATACAGAAATCTCAGGAGTTGTATCCAAAAGCAATTCCGGGAATCAAGTGGTCAGAGAGAAAGTCACAATGGGTGACTCCTAAGGGGGGACGACTTTGGATGTCCTATCTAGACCGTGACCTAGACGTAATGCGATACCAAGGTCAGGCATTTAACTGGATAGGATTTGATGAACTCACACAGTGGGCGACACCATATGCTTGGGACTATATGCGCTCACGACTCAGAAGTGCAGACCAATCATTAGGACTGTACATGAGAGCAACAACCAATCCCGGAGGGGCAGGACATCAATGGGTAAAGAAGATGTTTGTAGATCCTGCACCATCCAACTCAGCGTTTTGGGCAACAGAGTTAGAAAGTGGCAATGTTATTACATTTCCAAAAGGGCATAGCAGAGAGGGGCAACCTCTTTTTAGAAGACGCTTCATACCTGCTAATTTGTTTGACAACCCTTATTTAGCGGAGTCTGGTGACTACGAAGCAATGCTTTTGTCATTGCCTGAGCATCAGAGGAGGCAACTACTAGAAGGTAACTGGGACGTAGCAGAGGGTGCAGCGTTTCCTGAGTTTGACAGATCAAAGCATGTAGTCGAACCTTACAAGATACCATCTAGTTGGAGAAAATTTAGAGCGTGTGACTATGGGTATGGAAGTTACTCAGCCGTAGTATGGATGGCAGTTACACCGTCTGAACAAATTGTAGTGTACAGAGAGTTGCAGGTATCAAAAGTTTTAGCAGCTGACTTAGCAGAAAAGATATTGCAATTAGAAGCAGAAGATGGTACAATACAATATGGGGTTTTAGATAGCTCACTATGGCACAAGAGGGGCGACACTGGTCCTAGTCTAGCAGAGCAAATGATAGTAAGAGGTTGTAAGTGGCGGCCATCAGACAGAAGTAGAGGAAGTAGAGTTGCAGGAAAAAACGAATTACACAGAAGACTCCAAGTTGACGATCACACCAACGAACCTCGTCTTGTTATATTTAATAACTGCACAAACCTCATATCTCAACTTCCTAGTCTCCCTCTTGACAAAAAGAACAACGAAGACGTAGATACTAATTCTATGGATCACATGTACGATGCACTACGTTACGGCATTATGACACGACCTAGAAGTTCTATATGGGACTATAACCCTGTGAATCAGCGAACAGGCTTTCAGATTGCTGATCCTAACTTTGGATACTAAACATGGCAGAAGATAACGAAATACCCTTTGACACGGATGATGTCACGGCAATACAAGATAATGATCCTGCTCTTGCTTCAGAGAGTGATATAGTAAGTTTTGTACAAGGCAGATTTAAAAGAGCAGAAGATGTACGACAACAAGACGAACAGAGATGGCTAAAAGCTTACAGAAACTATAGAGGACTGTATGGTCCTGATGTGCAGTTTACAGAGACAGAAAAGTCAAGGGTATTTGTAAAGGTAACAAAGACAAAAACACTTGCAGCGTATGGTCAGATAATTGACGTATTGTTTGGCAACACATCTTTTCCACTCACGGTTAATCCTACAAAGTTACCAGATGGTGTAGCAGAGTCGGTACATTTAAATTTAGATCCTAATGCAGCCAACGCACAAGATGCACTTAGAGGGGCTTTTGAAGATAAACCTTCAGAGCCTTTTTTATTTACACCTGATGGAGAACTTAAACCCGGAGAGACTATTCAAGACCTAGAGAATAGATTAGGCGGTAGTAGTCAAAAACTTTCTACAGTATCAGATAAAATTATAGAGGGTACAGGCGGTACACCGCAAACTGTCACTTTTCATCCTGCTATGGTAGCAGCAAAGAAGATGGAAAAGAAGATACATGATCAGCTTGAGGAGTCAGGAGCAAACAAACAGCTACGTAATGCTGCATTTGAGATGGCATTGTTTGGTACAGGTATTATGAAAGGACCTTTTGCTTTAGACAAAGAGTATCCTAACTGGAATGAAGAAGGTGAGTATGATCCACTAATTAAGACAGTGCCATCAACAAGTCATGTATCAATGTGGAACTTTTATCCTGATCCTGATGCGTATAACATGGACGAAGCAGAATATTGTGTAGAAAGACACAAGCTGTCTAAAACACAAATGCGTAATCTAAAGAACAGACCATACTTTAGAGATGAGTCTATAGAAGCATGTCTTGATATGGGCGCACAATACGACAAGAAGTATTGGGAAGACGACATGAAAGACTACGCTATTGAAAACTACACAGAGCGTTATGAAGTCTTAGAATTTTGGGGCTACGTAGATTCAGAAATACTAGCAGAGAACGGACTAGACATACCTGCTGAGTTACAGGATCTTGATCAGATAAACTGTAATATATGGGTGTGCCAAGGTTATGTTCTTAGATTAGTGCTAAATCCATTTAAGCCAGTGCGTATACCATACTATGCTGTGCCTTACGAGCATAACCCATACAGCTTTTTTGGTGTCGGTATTGCAGAAAACATGGATGATACACAGACATTGATGAATGGTTTTATGCGCATGGCTATTGATAACGCAGCCCTTAGTGGTAATCTTATTATAGAGGTAGACGAAACAAACTTAGTTCCCGGACAGGACTTGAGTGTATATCCGGGCAAGATATTTAGAAGGCAAGGCGGCGCTCCGGGTCAAGCTATCTTTGGTACAAAGTTTCCAAACGTAGCAGGTGAGAACATGCAACTGTTTGACAAAGCGCGAGTGCTTGCAGACGAGAGTACAGGCTTTCCATCATTTGCTCATGGACAGACAGGTATACAAGGTGTAGGACGTACAGCCTCTGGTATATCTATGCTGATGTCTGCAGCCAACGGTTCTATACGTAATGTTGTAAAGAATGTAGACGACTACTTACTTGCCCCTATTGGTAAAGCATTCTTTAGTTTTAACATGCAGTTTGATTACGACCCTGATATAAAAGGTGACCTTGAAGTAAAAGCGCAAGGCACAGAAAGTCTAATGGCAAATGAGGTGCGTAGTCAAAGGTTGATGCAGTTTCTACAGGTTGCGTCTAATCCTGCACTCGCACCCTTTGCTAAGATGGATTATATTATTAGAGAGATTGCAAAGGCTATGGATCT